CCCGGAGCTACTTCTAAATCGGGATTGAAAAATGTGTCTGACATTTGTGCCTCGTCCGTATTATATCATGGATTTCAAAGAAAATAAAGCTTAACGGACGTCGACGAAGTTGCTAGACTGGAGGGCCAGTAGCAGCTTGCCAACGACGTTAGTGAGGGTGGTGACCGATGGATTGGCCATGTCGACAGTCAAGGGTGCGCTGACGGTGCCCTGCACAATGAACTGGGGGCGAGACCGACGGCCCAAGTCGAACAGATCGCTTTGTTCAAGGACTTTGATGAGAGAGTTCCAGGCCTCGCGCGACGAAGCATCCCATTCCGAAGGGGGGTCGGGGAAGGTGCGGGAGGAAATGCGACGGCTCATCGCAGGCCATCCGGTTCAATTGCCATGCGGAATCGACCCATACGCCAAGGCAGGTTGGAGGAAGTTGAGGACTGGATTTGGACGGCAAACTCACGGCCACGTAGGCGGGTCGATACCTTTTGAGTAGAGCCGCTGACGGCGAAGGGTCCTTTGGTAGTGACTGTGCCGCCCGGATATTTACGAGCTTGCAACGAAATCTGAAGGGTGCCCGAGTAGGGCGTATTGTCAGATAGGTTGCTGAAGTCGGGGGCAAACTTGTTAGCGAACATGATGTTGTTGCCAGCATCTTGATTAAAGTAGGCGCCCTCTAAATTGGCGGCCATCACGGAAAGGTCGGCGGTATAGCCAAACTCTTGATAGTAGAAGGCTGCTGCTGACGGTCCGGTAGCTAAAGGGTATTCAAAGGTGCCGCTGTCTTCCCACGTAGTACGGTCCATGTTCCCAATAGCCCAGTGCTTTTCGGTGGTGTTGTAAATGACATAACGGTCGTTCTCACCATTAGGCGAAGCCTGGGAAGGGTAGAACCAAATGATTTCATCAAAAGTCGAATTGACGCCCGCGTAGATTTTGTCTGTGTAGTCTTTGTCAAGATTGTCATATATGTAACGAAGGACGGTGCAAGGCAGGGGTTGGACGCGTCCGTCGTATTGGTAGAACTGCCCGTTGTCTGACATCCAATAGAGGGTGCCGCGATACTCGACTGATGCGTTGCGAGAAATGACACCGCACTGTTCGCCTGCCGCAACGAAGCCGAAGACGTCATTGCCACCAATGTAGGATTGGATGTAGAGGTCCGAATCAGTCAGAATAGCTGTCTTATCTCGGAACCGATTGACGGCCCGGATTTCAGAACCACGGCTTGGCAGCGGGTAGTCGCCCGCGTTGTTGGTGGCGGTAGGCGTCCAATCAGTGAAGTCTTCTTGGGTACACCAGCGGATCAGAAGCGGGTCGTAGGAACCAACACTGTCGTGAGTTCCATAGACGAGGACATGCCGGGCTTCGGAGGCGACGCGCACAATCTGATTGACGGAGGGTGCGGCAGTGACAATAGTCATGCGCCCAGTGATGCCCGCGCTGGTATTCCAGTACATGAGGGGACCGCGCGAAGGAACAGCTAGAATGTCAGTGCCCCAAAGATCATCCGACCACAGACGAAGTGGGATAGCGTAGTTGGCGGTTGGGGTGCCCCAGCCAAAGTTGCCGCCCCAGAAACCATAGCCCCATCCACTCTGATAGACGGTGGATTGGCCGCCTGCCGGGTAGCTAAGGCCTATGGTGATGGCGCCGCCGGTTGCCGCTGAAGTGGCTGCCGCTGAAACGCCAACGTCAAATTCAAAGCTGTTGCTGGTAATGACGCTTACTTGATAGGTGGCAGTAACTGAGGATATGGCGTTGATACGGATGTTGCCACCAATGGTTGTGGCTGCTGATACGATTTCTACGATGCTTTCGTTGGTGAGGCCGTGCGCCGAAATAGATACGACGACCTTGGTAGAGTTGGCGGTAGTGGATAGGATGTTGGAAGTGGAGACCGTTGTCACGATGGGCGTAATGTTGTAGAAGGTCGACAGTTCGCTGGAGAAGGCGCCCGCATTGGTTCCAATAAAAGCGGCAGCTTCGCCAAGGCGATTGCGTAATGTATCGAGCAGGCGCGATACGCCAAAGATTTTGCCACTTTCGGAAGAGTCAATCAGAAGTTGCCAACCACCCATAAGTTCGGGGCGTCCGAAGCGAAAGCGGATTTTGTCGGCGTCGGTCCAATAGCCAGAAGCGTCGAGCTGTGTTTTCTCTTTGACGACGCCTGCTTTAAATTCTAGTTCGGTGAGCTTTTGGTCTTGGAGTGTTGCGGACATGGTTACTCGATGATGCGGATGTTTAGCGCATTGATAACGCTGACGGCAGCCGACACCGCGTTGACTTGAACTTGCAAGGTCGCGATCAGATTGACGCAGGTGGCTGACGTGCAGATGATTAGGTCAGGGCCGCTGCTGGAAAGGGCGGCGCCCGTACCCGTGTTCTTGATAGTGATGTTGAAGGCGCCGGAAGTTTGGCGGAGGGTCGCGTAGGTTTTGGTGGAGTCCGGCACAAAGATGTTGACGTTGCCCGTCAGGGTTCCTTCGAAAATAAGGATGCCTGCACGGGACTGATCGGACGCAGCGTTGGCTTCGGTAAGACTGACGTCGACGCTAGACACACTGACGATTGCCGTGCCTGCGATAGCAGCCGCGATAAGTTCGAGGTTGTTGTTGGTCTTGGAGCCCCAGGTCGTAGCGTTCTCGCCGGTCGCCTGAAGCTCAAGCCTTAAGAGGGAATCATAGGTAGAGGGCATTACTTGCGTTCCTCAAGGATTCGTGTTACTTTGTCGTCGATTCTATTTAACACAGTTGTTAGTTTGTTTTCAAGGGCACTGACCACCTCGCGCGTGGCGAAGTCCTTGTTCGCCTGGGCTACGTGAGCGTGGTGTTCGTCATGGACTTTTTCGATGCGCTTGGCCACGGCAGAAAGTTCCCTGTGCAAATAGGCAACGTAAGCTAAGGCTAAAGGCCACAAGAAGATCGAGAAGAAGTCCATGAAAGCTTGGGCGGTCATGTTGGCGAACTCATTGAGGGGGTCCACTGGGTTGGTGTTACTATGATGTTCAGGCCGGTCTCGGTGAGGAGGTAGCCTGAATCTTCTTTAGCCAGGTACATTGTAGTGTCTGCTTGCGGGCGCCCGTCGGGGACTTTGCGGGATTCGTAGCGGGGACGTGGTGGCCTGTTCTGGGGGTGCTTCTTAAGATCGTAAGCGCCGTCAAAGCAGGCCGAGCAGACGACAAGGTTAGTGGATTCTTTGCGAAGTTGGCGCCGGTAGTACTTTTGGCCACAACGGTCGCATAGGGACCAGACATTTACTCGCATGACTAAGGCCCATAGTTGGTCTGGTCAGGACGCGCATCAGGTACTTGTTTGAGTTCCCGGCGCGGCTTTGCAGAATAGTTTTGGGGGTGGCTTTTCTTGTCGAATTTTCCATCGTAACACCCATGACAAACGACAAAGTTGGTTGTTTCTTTGTAAAGGTCGCGCCGCTTGTAATCGAAACCACAGCGGTCGCAGACCGACCACATATCTAGGACGGACATTAGGGAGTTCCCCCAATGGTATTTTCTGGTGAACCGTTGTAGCGATTGACGGCATCCGAACGGCGCGCCCGTGTCGACTCCACGTTCAGGGCTGTCAGTTCTTCATCAAGGATGCTTTTCCAAATGGTGACAGCAGCAGCGTTCTTAGTCCAGGCGTTAGCGTACAGCATGCCTGCCGCGAAGAGAGCCGCATCAGTGTAGTTAGAAAAGTAGTTGGAGGGGTAGGCCGAGCTGAGGACCGTGACGCGCGGGATGTATTCGATCAAAGCCGTGGAGTTGGAAGGTGGGGTCGGTGCCAAGAAGATGGTTGCATTGTCTTTGGGCGCATAGTATTTGGTGGGCGCACAAGATGTGTAGTCTGGCCAATAGGCGGTAAGGAACTCGTTGTTTTGTTCAAAAAGAGTGTTCCAGCCGCCGGTAGCACAGACTTGAATGGACTTCAGAACTAACAGGTTGGAAGGCAAACTCAGGGTGCGGGTGGAGGCGCTGACGGAAACTTCGGTGAAGGTGATGATGTTGACCGGATCAAGACGTCGTTGCAAATGGGACTGGGCGCGTTCAACGATGGCAGGCAACGCGGACACGAACTCGGCGGAATCTTCCTCCATGTTCGCTTGGATGTCAGAAATGAGGGTGCTATAGGTGTAGGGCATTAGCGGCCAATCCTAATCAGAACCTTACCACGTTCACGGTCTTCGCGCATGGCGTCGCGCACCGCACGTTCGTATTCGCTTTTAAGAAGAGTTAAGCGGTCGGTGGGTACGCGGGGTCCGCGCCGCATACCAATCCAGTAGGCGAGGCCGTAGACGATGGCGGGCAGGAAGCGCCGAGGCACGTCGATGTTGTCAAAAGCGCGCAGCGTATCTTCGGCGTTCTTCTGGACGGTCAGCACGACAGTGTATGTTTGGTCGGGCAGCGGCCAGAAGTTCATGATGTTGGAGTCACGGCGCCGGTCCCACCAGTAGCGAGTTGGACGCCCGGTCTGGGACTTGGTGGGAATTTCCGCCCAGCGTTCGTAGCCGTCACGATCCAGCAGAATGTCAGTGGAGCTGGTGCGGATGCTAGCAGTCAGAACGTCAGAGATGTCAGCGCCGAACGAAAGTGAAGATACCGAAGCAGAAACGGGGACTACGGTGGTTTGAATTTTGTGTAGCAGGACGTTGCGGTTTTGAAGGTCCGTCAGCAGATAGTCGAGACCGCGCCGGGCACTGATTAGTTCGTCAGCGAGGACCGGGCCCCCGCCAACCATGGCAGCAGCATCCTGAAGTATGTCGTCGAAGGTGGGGTCAAAGGAGGCTACGCCGCTGGTTGCCATTGGCGCGACTCCTCAGACGACTCCATAAATGGTAACGAGTGGGCCGCCGCCTGCATAGGAGGTGCGGACGAAAGGTACATCAAAGATCACTTGGACGAGCGTGGTGGTTACAGCCGCAGTCACTTCGGCAAAAGCAATCCACGGGCCAGTCTCGAAGGGCGCGGCCTCGATGAAGATGGATGGGCCGGACGCTGCGCTTTTCTGAACGAAGAACGAGCGGGAGGGCGAGCCGTCGAAGCGGTAGTCAAGGTCGATTGCGTCGCTCGTCGCGGTCGCAGATGAGCTGACCTGAAAGGAAATGACGCGGATACTTTTAATGCCGGGCATGGGAAGCTCCTAAAGCAAGTAAGGCAGACCCCGCCCGGAGGAGGAGCCTGCCTTAACTTGTTAGCCGATTACGACGTGAACAATGACGGAACCCGCCGCCACAGTCGAAGTAGCAATAGACACGATGGCCTGGACCGTGGTATCCGCCGTCAGCACGATGCTGTTGGTGGAGACTTGGGCAGCAGAACCAGCGTAATCGCGGCGGCCTGCCGTGTTCACAGACGTAGCTGCGAACAGGGTAGCAGGGCTGGCCGAAGTGCCGACGGTAATCTTGGTGTCAAGGTTATCGTAGGCAGTCGTGATGTCAAGAACACATTCGTAGAAGTTAGAACCGGCAGGGGCCACGAACAGCGGAATGGTGGTAGCACCAACAGCCGTGCCTGACTTGGCAGTGTTTACTACTACGGAAAAGCGCCCCGGAACGCGGGCAGTCGTCATATCGACAGGGCTGCCGGAAGCTGGTTCGTGGTTGTCGATGTTGACAGGGAAGGCAAAAGTGGTCATCTGATTTTCCTTAAGGATGAAGGAAAGGGGACCGAAGTCCCCAATCCATTAGGTTGAACCAGAGGAGCCATACCACTGACGCCAGTCAGACCAGCCAAAGCTGTAACGCTCGCGGGCCTTGTAGCGCATGTTGCCGGTCAGGAAGTCCACATCATCCTTGGTGGCCAGCGGCGCACGGATGAACATCTTGGTCCCGTTCGGCACATCAGTGCGAATGAACCAACCGTTCGTGTCCGTGAAGCGATGGTTGATGGTGTAGCCCTTCGAAAACAGGCCCATGTCCTTCATAGCGTTCGTGTCATTGTCAGCCGTACCGACGCGGAGGTCCGAGAACAGGATACGGTGGCCAACGAACTGAAGCTGCGGCGGAATGTGCAGGCTCACGGCGCGGGCGCCAATCAGCAGGCCACGGTCATCCTTAG